CCCAAAATAGTGACATAGTCTGTCTTGCCATAACCCCTTGAACCTAACAAAAGTCTTGGATCCGTTTCATCCAATCCAAAGGCCCGCATTTCGCATTGCTTTTCGAATGGCTCTGGATAACCCGCCTTTTCACAAAACTTTTCGAATGAGACTTTTTTTGGTTCGATACTCGTACCGTTTGGCGGGTGCGGTGGATCTAATTCAGGCTTATCATTTTGTTTTAAAATAACCTTGCCTAAAAATATGGCCATTGTTGCAGCACCAGAGCCTTTTGATTCAGCGATTTCGAATTGGGCTTTTCGGAGTCTAACTTTTCCAAGGAAAGTTCTTTTGTCCCAAATATCCGCAAGTTTTTCGTTTCGATCTCTTAAACAAGCGCGTTCAAGCGTGTCAACGCTGACATTGAAAAAAGCTGCAATTTCCTTTTGGGTGCATTGATATGAAACGAGTTTGTCAAACTCATCCCAATTTATTTTATCTGATGGCTGTGGTCCACGTGATCCCATTATTTAAAGCCTATCACCATAGATCAAGACTTGTTAGATTTAGATTTTCCAATTGATAAAAGACTGAAAACAACGCGGCTTGAGTCTAAAACGTGAACATAACCAATTTTAAATTTCAAGTCAGGTGATCCAGTAAAGCCTTTTGGCGATGATGATGTCGCATTGATCGGATCTGGATCATATTCACGCAAAACAACCGAGTCACCTTGTTGAAATCCTCGATCATTTTCGCGTATTTCGAACGTCTTGGATCCGTCTTTGACTCGGCTATAGTATTGAGGCCAAATTTTTAATTGATGTTCCAAATTTAACCCCTAAAGCTTGATAAAAAACTAAACAAAATTAGCATTGAAAAGAAAATTAGCACCTTTTTTAAGATGCTAACTAGGATTTGATTTTTTGATTTTTTTTCTTTTATTTGCTCGAGTGATCCCGAGATTGACAATAGCTCGAATCGAGTCTGGTGTTTCATAACTTAGATCCCCCAAAATTGATAAAATTTCCCTAATGTCGCAAATTCTGGCTTGTGACTTATGGCCCTCTCGAGCCGCGACTGCAGACGCTAATTGTTTTATATTCATAAAACCCCCTTTTGAATATTGTTTATGCCTGATTAGGTTAGGTCAACATCTGTTTTTTTGATATTGGGCTTAAAATCATAAATTTCCATCGGGGTCGAAAATCGTTCGACAAATTTTGATTTATTGGTTGAATCATTCAAATATTCATCAAATGCGACGTCTGCAGTCGCGGCATCCGTATCGTATGAATAGACTCTGATTGTTGTGATCGACACAAATAATTTATTTTTTTTCATAAGCCAAAACCTTATTTTGTTTCAATATGCGTTCAACAATTTTTGATCTAAAAATTTTAACTGATTTCGGTGCTGTAACAATAACCTTAATTTGTTGACCACTATGTTCTTTGACAATGATTTCAGCATCACCAATTTTTAGTGGCTCACCATATTTTATTGTCAAAACCAATCTGCCATTTTCATCCATTTTTTACTCTATAATATCTAATCATTTCAGTTATGATTTTTTTATTTAGTTTAAATTCGTTTTCATCCCATGTTAGGTCAGTACAATCAGAAAATTTAAAAGACTTAACCTCATCAAATGTCATTTTTTTGCAGCCCCACAAAACTTGATCATCCAAAATAGTTATAAAATATTTTGTGTTCACAACTTGCAAAGGTTTGAATTTAAACCCATAGACAGAGCTTAGGTCCGCATAGCGTAGGTCCGCATAGCTTAGGTCCGCATAGCGTAGGTTCGCAGAGCGTAGGTTCGCATAGCTTAGGTTCGCAGAGCGTAGGTTCGCATAGCTTAGGTTCGCATAGCTTAGGTCCGCATAGCGTAGGTCCGCATAGCTTAGGTCCGCATAGCGTAGGTCCGCAGAGCTTAGGTTCGCAGAGCGTAGGTCCGCAGAGCTTAGGTTCGCATAGCTTAGGTCCGCATAGCTTAGGTTCGCAGAGCGTAGGTTCGCAGAGCGTAGGTTTTCGCCTGATTTGGCAATAAATCTTTGGCCAGTATTGTTATCTAAAAGCCACATTTTATGTTGTTCAAGTCTTATTTTTAAATCGTCGTTCATCACTCACCCCTCATCTTTTTAACTTGCTCGATTGTTTTTTTAGCAAACTCGGCAACACCGATCCATCCGTCAACATATGAGTTATACTTCTCGCCATTATCTAAAGTTTTAAATTCTTTAATTTTCTCCAAAGCTTCAATCAAAACCTTATTCTGTGCTTTTAGTTCATTATTTTCATTATTGTAATTTTCAATAAATTGAATAGCGAAATTAAAAAGATCAACAGCTAAACTTTGAATACGACTGATTATTATTTCTTTTGTTAGTGCTGTTTTCATCATTTTTCGATCCTTTCAAAATCCCCGACATGTCTAAATCCTCCGATCCAAAACTGACCTTTGAAGTTATCTAAATCATACGTGAAACTTAATGCCTTAGAGTCTGCAGCAAGGCCTAAGAGAGATTTAATTTCATTTTCGAAATGCCGCTGGTCTGGTGCAGAAATGCGAAAAGAGAGCCGTTTGGCCCCCAATGCGTACACCTGAAAAGTCGCGGGGAAAATTGGAAAGTGAATTATTTTATGATTCATTTCACACCCCGCAAGATTTCAGAAATTCTTTGATTTTCGAATTTATCGAAAATAAAGCTGTTAAGTTTTTAGGCGGGGGGACTGACTGCATCTTTTTATCGAGCTCTTGGATCATGGCCAAAAGAGTTTTTTCGGGGATCATTTTTAAAGTCTTACCTTTGACCAATTCATTTTCGACGGTATCAAATTCGATTTCAATTATTGAGTCCCCGACATCTGGCTTTTGTTCATCTTTTTTTTCTAGATTGAAAGTTGAAATAACTTTTAACAAATTAGCTTTTAAAACTAAATAATTGTTAAGTTGTGCAGTTGAATTTTCTTTTTTGAGCTCCCCATCGGTGTATTGCAAAACATCGTTTAGAGTCTCAAGTGAAAGTGATCCTAATTTTTTTCCCTTAGTTGTTTTTCCAAATGGCATGATGAAATCTTTTGGATCCAAGACAGTTTTTTGTTGTGGCTCGGGTTGAGTTTGCTTTTTTTGTGTTGGTTTATTCTGGTTTTTAGTTGTCGAATTTCCTTTTGAATCGATGCCGTTTTCGTTTTCGAATGGTCTTGACTCCTCATCATCACGTGATTCAAGCAAATGGACTTTTAAAAGAGCAATCTTTAAAGCCAGTGAATATGCTTTTGCAAATGATTTGTCTGATGTATCTATAGCAAATGCAGCACTTTTCGATGCAAAAAAATCCTCTGGCTTATCGGCATTGATCCATTTAACAGAAATTTCAATGTCTGCACGGTGCCACGTGACCAATTTTCCTTGATAGTTTGGCTTTTCAAAGCTTGTGAAAGCATAACTGACAACGTCGGGGACCATAACAACCCCGCACTCTGCTAATGGCAAATGAAGTGCCCTAGCAACATCATCATGGGTTACCGCTTTATATCCCTTGTCGTTTTCGAACATTTTGACTACTGAATTTTTTTCGACTGATTGAACTATCTTTTGGACCTCTATCATGCGTTGATAGATATTTTTTTCAGACATCGCAAACCCCTTTGTTGTATTGTCTGATTAGATTTTTAAGAGATTAGAAAAGTTAAGTCAATCTGATTAGATTAGATTTAAAGAGAGGGTGCTCACCCGCCCAAACATACACTTGGACAGGCTTGCGGTTTGCGTTGAGTTACATTTAACATTTTTTAAATCTTATGCAACCTAATTTTTATAATTTTTTCAATGTTTAAATATTGATCACATTGTTTTGAATTTTGAGACATAGATCACCCAATTAGGTCAGTCTTTAAAACTGATTTTTCCTATTGGATCCAAGCTATTTATGGATCGCTTTCGCGCAAGGCTCGCCAGTGTATGCTGTTCACCCATCATTGGGGTTTAGGCCTCGGTTTGAACGTGACTTGTATATGTATGTCTTGAATCTCTCGACATGAGTCACCCACGTTAATTTGGCTGGTTTTGCATGATCGGCTTTTTAGCTCTACCAGTGGGCTTAACGCAAACCCCTCAACCGATCGGCTAACATATAACCTTGAAAATATTTCCCTAATCAATCAATATTTTCAGTATGCACAAAATTGAGCTCAAATTTCATTCATTGCCAAAGTCTTTAAATAAGGCACTTAGAACAAACCGCTTTAAAAATAATCAAACAAATAAAAATTGGGATATGATTGTATTCGGCACTTGTCGAAATCAGATGCCAGAAAAACCCCTCAAAAAAGCGCGTATAACTATCGTCAGGCACTTTTATCGTACGCTTGACTATGATGGCCTCGTTGGATCTTTAAAGCCTGTTGTTGACGGTCTGGTGAGTGCGGGGGTTTTAGAGTCAGACTCTTGGAACGTGCTCGGGGTTTGGAACGTCACTCAAGAGTTTAGGCCCAAATCTCAAGGGCCTTTGTTAACAGTCACCATTGAAGAGATTTAACCACAAATTTTTTTAAGGTCTTTTTTCTTTTGGGTTGTTAAAAATAAAAGCAATTCATCACGACCTAGACCTTTGTCTTGGACCTCGGGTTGTATTTGCATCCATTTAACGCAATCCAAATGATAGTTTTCGCATTGTTTTTTAGTTTTAAAACCGTTCATTGATGGGTTTGCACAAGCCATAAGCATGATAGCAATAAAATCCATAAGCACCTCTGCTTAACAATATATCACATTTTATTTATAAATCTAATTTATTGAAAACTTTACATGGTTTTGGATCAAATTGAGACAAAATTAAAAAAATATTTTAATCGGTTTTAGATTAGGATATTCTGCTTATGAGGTGTCAAATGAGCGAAAAACAATTGCAAATAATGAATTTAAAATGCGCTTTTAAACTAGGTCTAATCACATTTAGTCAATATCTGCATTTCTATCGTCTTTTAGACTGTGAGGGTTAGCTTTTTATCGATCCAAAGCTTTTTTAAGATCAAGGCCGCCCCGCACGTTGAGCCTGTTTTGGCCATTGGATCGAATTTGCCATCAGCAACATATTTGCCAAACCCATCATTAACGTTCGAACACGACCACAAATAAGGACTTGTTTCAGCTTTCCCCGCCCCGACGATGTAACCAGTACCGTTATATCGCTCTAAGGCATAAAGTATTTCCGAAATATCATTTGAGCCATCAATCAATTTTTGCCATCTTTTCGGGTTCATTTTGATAGCGTCAACTGCAGCATCATCCCAAAATTGAAATGGCCCCCGACCGATCGGGACAATCGTGGTTTTTTTATCGGTGCCAACAATCTTTTCGCCATTATGCAAGACACCTTTGAAATTGCATGAGCCCTCTTTGAAGTGAACAACACCCAAAATCCAAGCGAAATCCAAAGGGTTTTTTGCTTTCAATCTTTTGGCCACTAATAAATATTTTGCAAGGCCGCTGGTGATGAGTTCAATCGTTTGATCTAATTGCTTTTGTTTTTCTGGCAATGGCTCACAAGCTAAAAACATTTTCCGGTACCATGAGATTGAGCCCTCATCTGCATCCTGACCAGTTGTGATTTCTGAATATTTTTTCATCTTGTCCCTTGTGCGGTCGATCCAACTTTTAAAACTGGATAGGCTTTTAAAACCTCATCCATTGAAAATAAATAACCGTCTTTTTCATGCATTGGCCATCGGGGACCAGATACCAGTCTATCAGCACCTTTTTTGCCAGAAATATTTGTTTTAGCAATGCAAAATTTATTTCCTTTGTTGCCATCAGCTGTTGCACAAATGCCATTTTCCTCATCGATCCAATATAGAAAAATGCAAACGTGACGACCGCCTGACTCGTGAGCAATATCCAAAATAGAGCCAAACCAAAATGGTGATTTTCGACCGTATTTTGACCAACTCGACGCTGCAGCACTGTTGGTACCTTTGATTTGAACTTTTCTTAAATCAGCATTGACCTTGAGTGAGCACCAAGCGTGTTTATTGCCAGCCAAAGTTTTATATTCTGGCAATCCCTCTAATTTCCATTCGGGGACATATCTGGCATTTAAAATCGGATCATTTTCATCAAGGCCCAAAAGATCAAGGTTTGCAAAAACCCACGGTGCACTTAAAGCCATCAACTCCAAAGGACTATATTTTTTTTCCATTTATAACTCCAATTTATTTAGTTTTTAAATCTATTTGTTCGTCGATCACGTCAACAGTTCTTTCCCAAGACGCGACTTGTGAATCGCATTTTTTGGTTTTTTTGCAGACTTCAATGATGAATTTTTTTATCTCAACCCATGATGATGCTGGCAATAACAAAAGAGTCGGCCTTGCATCCCAATAAGTTTTATCTTCGAAAAGGTTTTGATCATCCCAAACAAACTCTTGTGATGTGATAGTGTTGATGCAATATGCTTTATCAGGCCTGATTTCGGCACAAATTGGCACCTTTGGCACTTTTGTTTGACAGCTAGTTAGCAATCCTAACAACAGCGCGAAGTGAATCAATGAGATATGTTTCAGCTTTGATTTTTGCATCTTTGTCCCCGCTTTTTTGGGCCTCAATATTTCGAAGTGCGGCCTTTTCAAATTCACGGCCTTGAGCTGTTGTCCTGAAATCAATGTATTTAAAAAAAGCCTCGGCCTCGCCCTTTTCAACAATGAATTTTGCAATGGATCCAGAAAATATTTTTAGCACCAATCCCAAAGGACCAGCACCAAAAAAAGGAAAAACCGACACCGCCCAAGAGACAATATCGGCCTTAATAACGGTGATCGCAGCTGATTTAATTGCTGCGATATACTCGTCACGTGTCATTATTTTGTGATTTCAGCTTTGATAAAATCGATTGCACCGATCATCGCAACAGCATCCAAAGACGTGCCTTTGATTGGATCGATTTCGCCTGATTCAATTTTAGCCTTTAACTCTTCCAATTTTGGCAAAATTAAATTTGCGACTTCGGCCTCTACTACGATTTTGCCAGCTTTATAGTCAACTGTAACACCTTTTGTGATTTCCATAAGATCCCCTTTGTTAGTGCTAAATTATTTTAGCAAATTTCTAATCTGTCAATGATTCAAGCTTTGAAAGTCTCATTTCGATTTTAAGCTGATGGTCCTCGATGGCTTCAAAGCGTTTTTCGCCCTCTTTGAAGCTTTCAGCAACAGTTTTATTTAAGTCTTTGAGCTGGTTTTTCATCCCTCGGACCTCGAGCCAAATAAAAAAGAATACAAGGCCATAACCTAAAAATTTCGACAGATCCCCGCCTGTCAGTGCTTTTAATATTTCTGTTGTCAGATAGCTTTCCATTTATATCTCCATTAGCTCTAAACGACCATTGACACCAGTTCTAGTATTTGTGGCCATTTGGGTTCTAAGTCTCAAAACATCACCAGCTGTGAAAGTTAACTCTTTTGATTCAGTGATTTGGCTTGTCGATCCAGATGCGTTCGAGTCCATTAAATAAGAGTTTATCCAGTTTGATGATTCGCTGGCACCGTTAACTGAATATGTTACATAACCAGCCTCACCATTGACACCAGTGAAACTATTGCGGCAAATGATTCGATATTTTGCTGTTTTTCTAACTGTTATTGTGTTCGAGCTAATCGGATATCTTGTTGAGTCTGATGTGATTGTCAGAGGTGCAGTTATAAAAGTATTTGCAGTTTGTGAATATGTTGCGGTGCCAGTTGAACAGACAACACTTTCTTTTGTGAAATTAAGATTAGAAATCACCCAAGCCGTACCAGTGCAGACGATTTCGACAACATCATTTTGATTGAATAGCGAAAATGTTAAAGCACCCTCGACCGTTTCAGTGCCATTTCCGTCAATGATAACCTTATTGGCAGATGAATCAGTTTTTTTAATTGTGAATTTTTTGCCAGTTAAGCCTGATACTGCGGGCAAGGTTATTGTTTTATTTCCCGCAGATGCATCGACTAAAATAATATCGTCAGTTGATGCGACCGCTGTATAGTCAGCACTCTTTGAAACAATAAACATATTCCCGATCGCACCAGCCGCTAATTTGGCACGAGTCACGTTTGCATCTAAAATTTTTGCTGTTGTAACTGAATCAGATGCAAGAGCGGCTGCCATAACAGCACCCGCGCTCAAGACATAATTTTTTAACTGTAAAGCGGTCAATCTATATGTTTGGGTACCATTGTCCCCGACTAAATTTAAAACATCAGTGACCGACGAAATTAGCTGTAGATCGGTTATTTTTTTTTGTGCCATGTTATCCCCCGAAAGTTAAAGTGATGTCAGTGTAGATCCCAACAGGGACCAATTCAAACAACATTTGTTCCAATTCATATTCTGATTCAAGACCTTGAACAGATTGAAAAGCGATATTGTCACCCTCATCATCGATGATTTCATCAAATACATAAATATTGCCATCGATATATCGAGCAATAAAATCAGTTATTTCGATTGTGTCAGCAACAATGGCAATATTTAATTTCCCCGCGGCTGGCACCGTGAAAGTTACATCAACCGACGGTCCAAAAACTTTTCTAAAAACAGTTAGATAACTTTCAAAAGATCCAGCTAATAAAAAAGAGTCAAAGATTGTTGCAAATGATTGTCTGAAAATATCTCGGGGGATTGCATTGGCCAAAGGTGACAAGCCCGAGTCCCAAATCATCTGACCCAAAACATAACAATTATAAGCATCAGTCCAGAAATTGTCCTTTTGCATCGACAAAGCCGATAGGGTTGGCTCACCCGAGTTGTAAAATTTTAACTCTTCCGAATCGCCCTTAAAAAATTGCGGCATCTTAAACCTCGACTATCGTCACGTCAGCGAGTCCATAAGTGAAAAGCGCATCATAATTGGCATCATAAATTGTGCTGTTCCACGTGGAACCGCCATCATCAGACCATTCAAGTTTAACTTGTGATGTCCAAGGCGCATCTAAAACCGAGAAATATCTTTGAGGCTCAAAATTGCGGCCCAAACGATACCTTGCTGCAATGTTGCTCAACAATAAAACTTTAACATCGTCGGGATTTCCAACAACAACCTGATTATTTTCAGATAAAGTCAAAGTCAGTTTTAATTTAATTGGGATACGATTTGGCAAATGAAATTTAAAATCAAAGGCCTGACCATTTGACAAAACAATTGTTTCGGCCTCGGTTCCTTGAGTGACTGCACCAGCAACAGTGATTTGCGAAATCAAAGTACATAAAGCAATTTTTGTTTCCTCGTAATCGTCTGCAGTTTCATCCGTATCAATGCAAATGTTGATCTTGCCAGCATCAGCATCGATCATCGGCTTAACGCTGGCCACGTAGCCCTCGGTGCCTAATTTGTCGATGATCCCCCGATTTGTGTTAACAGGTCGTGAAATCCTTTCGTTAGTGATTGCAATATATTGCTGCAATTTCGAAAAGATTTCTGATGTTTTAACCTCGTTTTGCTGCATCTTTTGAGCAAGGGCATAAAAGAATTTATATAAATTTGAGCCAACAAAAGTGACCTCGGTGTAGCTTGTCCCGAAATTTGTGTTGATGTCGGGGATTAGATTCGAAAGTATTGATTCGACCGTTGTTGGCACGTAGCCATTTTCTAAAGAAAAGCCCATTGTTACCTCGCCACAAAACCAGATGATGTCTCTTCTGGTGCTAAATTAAATTTATAAGTGCTGAAAAGAGTTTCAACCTGTTCGATCACGTCGGTCACGTTGATACCTTTTGACGCAAGATTTTCGATCAAGTATGCTTTAAAACTCTCGTTTTGAAATCTGAAATTTTCTGATAAAAAATATTTTAAATCGATCCCTAAATCTTGAGCATATTCAAGAGCCCCGAGTTGAACAGATAAAAGATTTGCGGCCCTAGTTGTTTGGGTGTTGAAAGTGCCAATGTCTTGACCGTATGTTGTGCTCACAATGTCGATCATTTCAAAGCCCCTTTCAGCGTGTCGAGCTCGGCTTTAACGGCATTTATTTCCGTCACCTTTGAATTTATTGTTGCAACATCAGTTGCCAAAGTCGGTGGCGGTGCTGTTGTTGGCCCTGTCATGCCCGCCCCAATCGAAGTCAGTGTCAAACCGATTTTGGTTAGTGCTGCAGAAACATCATCTAATGCAGAGCTGGTTTTTTCAATCAATGTTTTTAAATCGCTGGTGTTGACCGTCAAATACTTAACCGATTTATTTTCAATAAATAAAAGGCCCGCGCTATCTTGCTTTCCCTCGGTTAAAACCTCGGCCTCTGGCACAATGATCCCATCAGCTGTTACTTTTCCCGACGAGTCACACGTGGCATTTAATATCTTAGACATAACTCACCTCTGAATATAACCATGAGCCCCGATCCCTTGAATAGAAAGCTGAATAACCCTCAATCTTGTTGCCATTTTGATCGATCGACCCCGCTAAAATTAGACCATTAGAAATGAAAAAATTGCCAGCGAGTTTTAAGCTCATGGTTTGGGTTATGCTCGAAATTGGCACAACTAAATCCTTTGTGAAATCATAAACAACTGCATTTTCCTTAAAGACATCCCACTGATTGCCCTCACAAGTGACAATCGATTGTGAGCTCAATAAAGGCCCGCCTTTGATCGAATATTTTGGTGCATCTATCAAGGTCTTAAATGTGAAAAGATTGTCTAATGGCCCAATTTCAAAGCCTGTCTGGCTCATAAAGTCCGAGACCTGACCGACTCTGGTTTCCTCGAACAAATAAAAGCCATGAGAGCACTTTAATTTCATTGCTGGATCCCTAAATAGATGTTGCCAGACTCGGCCTCATATACGGCATGGCCCTCAAATTCGAAAGGATTTTTGCTGTTTAATTTAACAGGCAAATAAATCCCATTATAAGTGATACCCAAAATGTTGCCTTTCGTGACTAAGATCGGCTTTTGGCCAATATCCTCAAGGTCTAAAACATAGGTCTTTGAATATAAATTTAAAGCTTCAAATTCAGCTCGATTGCAAACAAGATACCAAAAATAGTCCATTGCTTTATCCTAACTGTTGCAAATTGTTTAATTTAGGTGTTTCGGGCGGACCAGCTTTTTTTTCTGGTGTTTTCGCGCCCCGAGACAATTCAATTTTCACGCTCAATAAATCATTGCTCGAATTTTGACTGACTGCAAAGCTATGCAAAACAGCTCTAAAAATTGTTGTTGCACCATGCATATAAGTGATTGCGTATTCACGTGATGTAACTTTATCGAATACCAAATCAATCATAGCACTTAAAAGGCTCATGCCAACAGAGTCTTTTTTGGCCACAAGGTTGATAGTAACAGTCGAGCCAACACCCTTTTGCGTTGTTTCTGGTGCATCACCAGATGAAAGCGTTTCGGTGTCGGTTTGAATATCGACGTTTTTGTCTTCTGTGTCGATATAAAGACCAGTCAACTCCTCGCTTAAATAAATAGGGATCGGGGGTTGCTCGATCACTGTCGGGATTTTTGAGATAACAGGGATTTTTGTCAGTAGTGAATTTGCATCACTGGCCAGTTTGCTAAATTGAAAAATGATTATTGGATCAATGCCGTTTAACATCAGTCACCCTTTCCAAATAATTTCATAAGTCCCCGAGCCATTGGTCCCTTTGAAAATTTTTCGATAGATTCAACAATTCGAGTCAATGCTGGTGTAACAAATGAAATAAATTTTCCAATTTGTCCGAGCCCCTCCTCGACCAATCCCATGATTTTATCAACCGTGGTGCTGATGGCTTGTAAATCCTCGTATGATCTAATTCTTTGATTTTCACGCTCTAAGGCCACGCGCTCGGCTTTGTCACGTGCACGGATCATGCTTTCGTTGATAACACCAGCTTTTGCGATGATGTCAGTCGTGTCTCTTTTGGCTTTTAAAATATCAGACAAATCACTTAGGCCGCCTGTTTTTTCAAGAGCGCCAGTCAGCTTTTGCGATGAAACCTTATCAAGTCCGATTTGCTTAAACATTGATTTAAAATCTGAATTTAAAAAGTCAGACATTTTAAGTATTTGTTTTTCTCCAAATACAGATTGTTGAACCAAAATTTGTTGGCCCTTTTCCATTTTTTGAAGTGACTGAATGAAATCAAAAAAGCTTTGTGCCGTATCTTTATCGTTTGCGTAGTTTTTAACAGCTGATGGCGCACTAGGATTTGCTTTGGCCTCTGCAACAGCTGTTTGAAATTTAGTTAACAGTTGAAATAAATCATCCTGACCAAGGCCCGCGCCTTGTGCCATAGCAATAAGTTTTTGCAGCTTACCAGCTGATGTTTCGAATTGTTTGGCATTTGTTACAACATCATCACTTGATTTCAAAGTCCGATCGATCGAATCTTGAACCTCTTTTAATGGGTTTAAAAGCTTGTCGATCAAAGCCAATGCAGCACCAGCAATGCCCCCGCCCTTAAAGACGTTTGCAACACCAGATCCAAATTTTTTGGCAACATTGGCAAATCTCGATGCAAGACTCTTTTCCATTTTGTTAAGAGCTTGAGCGTCGAGTTTAGGGATAATTTTTAAGACTTCAGAAAACATGATGAGCCGCCTCGTAAAATGCTAAATTTAGACATTCCTCTAGGGTGATGTCAGGCTTTCGAGCAAACACTCTTCTGATATCGACGCTAAAGTTTTTTAGTTTTTTTTTTCGGACTCTGAAACAAAATCAATTTTGATCTTAGAAATTTCGCAGCATACAGCAACAATGATTTCTAAGATTTCGTCAGGCTTTAAACTTTTCAGATTTTCAGATGTATATGGCACATTGTTTTTATCTGCACAAAAGCAAACCAAGGCCTCGACCTCTTCCTTTTGCAATTCGACAAATAAAGCCGCCTCTTTGATCATTTTTTTTTGATCATCAGGCGGCATTTGCTGAATACGTGCAAAAAAATCCTCGTAAGACTCACCCATGTATGATGGCAACATCTTGAGGCCGAGCATCAGCGAGTGAAATGCGTTCATTGCTCTAAGTGATTTAAAACCTTTGAGCTCTAAAACTTGAATCACGATTTATGAACCTCACTTGAATCGAAAGTTTCAAACTCCAAACTCACGTTCATTGATTCAGCTGATTCATCGATTGTCAGCTGTTGCGGCTTATTTGATAAAATGGCATTTTTGGCCATCTTGCTCGAGCCATCAACTCGGTCAATACAATACACCTCTATGCGCTCTTGGCTTTTATAAACCTCATCTAAAACAGATTTTAAAGCTGCAGACATATTTAAGATTGGGATTGTCCAACGCTTTGGATCTTTAAGGCCGTCTTTATAGACCAAGCCAGTTTTATTGCTGGCATTTGATCCACGTGTTAAACGGTTTCGCTCTGGATCTTCAATTTGAACCTCTGCAACGTGTTCGAAATCATAGTTGACACCATTTCTTTTGATACCAAAATCGCAGTTGTAAATTTTAAAAGTCATTGTCTAATCCCCTTTATAAAGTTTGTCTAATTTCACCAAAGATACGCCATAAAGCTTTTGGCTCACTGATGTTGATATATCCCGACGCAACAAAGTTTTCTTGCTCGAGTTTAACCTCAACAACGCCCGCCTCAATCCATTCTTTTTGGATATAACTTTCAATCACTTTTTGCAGTTCATCCTCAAGTAAAGCCGCCTGTTTTTTTGTGTAGTTCGGTTGATTTCCCGAGATATACGACAAGGCTTTTGATTGGATATCGATTTCTAAATTTCGAGTGATATAAGGCTGGACAATTGCCTTTGATCCAGCCGCAAACAATCCTAGACGCTTTCCAAATTCACTGTCATTTAAAACAAATGAAATTTTATCGTCAAATAATGTGTTGGCATCCCCAAGCGTTGCAACATCATCAGCAAAAGGCATTGTGATGTATTGCTGATTGGTCCAGTTAAGTGAATTTGAAAGCAATTTCCCGAAAGCATAGAACATATTTTTGGCTTTGTTGCCAGTTGTAGTATGAAATGCAGCTCGATTTTCAATGACTGACTGGACCGCTAAAAACACATCAGAGTCAGATGACACCCCAACAACGCCTTTGAAAGCGCCTAAAGTCATCGCAGTCACATCAGCGTCAACAAAATCACTTGAAATTAAAACTGTAAAGAAGTCAGAGCCATAATCAGCTAAAGCATCTGCTAAATCAAGATCATCTGATGGCATGACATAAACTCGAGACATTCCAGCATCAAACAACTGTTGAGCCTCTGTATTGTCTGTCAAAGCTGCGACCTGAATCATAGAAGTACATAGGGTTGCGACTCCTGTCGGGACCGCGCCCTTTGGACTGACAATGATGCAGACCTGTTTTAAATAGGCTGTTGACGCTTGAGGGGTTGGTGAAATCGCTGTGATTGGAAAAAAATAATCAAGTAGAATATTCATTGTTTTAAATCTCCTCGGTTGTTGTTGTAAAGTTTACACTGTCAATCGTACCTGTTTCGGGATCGAATTGACTATTAAAAAAATAAATGAATGAAAAACCACGCTCGACGATATCTTGATACCGCTTTGTGTTTGACTCTATATCAAAGAAAAAAAATGGCTTTGTGTCCTCGGGGTTTGATTTCGCAATGCGTTTTGAAAAGTAACCAAATGGTAGTTTTTCATTGTTGCCAAACATGATGGCCTTGCCACTAACCTTTGAAAACACACGACCGTCTTTGACAGTGTTATTAGCGACCTCGATTTCGACAAATAGGCACTCTTGTTCACGCATATTGCTAGGTTGATCAAAACTGACTTTTTTGCAGTTGAATATTTTTAAAAGTTTAGATTTAAGATCATTTTCGAACACGTGTTGCCCTCGCTAAAATAGCTTTAAACATCTGGCCAGTCGCAAATAAGTGACGGTCAAAACCTTTGGCATCAGCTGTTGACGCTTTGTTTGATCCGTACTCCTCATTTAGTATTGGATTTCTAACAATGGCTTGCAACAGATTTTCAACTCTCTTGATGCTGCCCTTTCCTGATGCAACAAGCTCTAAAAATGCTTTTGTGAATCTCAAAATATCAGAGTTTTTTTCCTGAAATGGTCTTGATAAAAGATTGATGTTTAGACGCTGTTGATTTTCGACTAAAACCTCACCTGTTGAGAGTCCAGATTTAACCCGAGACTTTTTTAAAACAGGGCCGCCCGCATAAGTTGTGAGCTCATTTTTGGCCTCATAGTGAGGGCCATCATTTAAAACCCCGACATCAAATTGATATTTTTCAATCTGACCAGATAGCTTTTTAACAAAGTATTTCGAAAGCTCTACTTTCAAGACAAAACCGAGCCGATCAAAATATTAGATTTCGCTGTTGATTTCGGTGCAACATCAACCCCTTTTGCCAAATAAAAATTTAAGAGTCTGTCTTGATATACTGAAACTGATTCACGTGACTGCAGAATACGAGCCAAATCATCATAGGTGCTTTGATCATAGATTGTTATAGTAGATTGAACAGTGTCAAACTCATCATCTGTCAAAGATGTTGCAACAATAAAAGTCAAAATGCCGTTTAAAAAATCCCTCATTTGATCCCCAAATAAAAAACCCCGCCCCTTTTTAGAGCGGGGTTAAACCCGTATTTTATCGGCTTGGATCAACCTTGCGGCCCCATTGCCTATTTCTTTTTAAAATTAAGCTGCAAATGTTAACGGTTGTCTGATAACACCGCCCAAAGCTAAGACTTCTAACATTGATGAACCCATCAAGAAATTAGTCCAAGCATACATTTTCTCTTCATTGATGCCTTGACCTTTGATAGCTGGTAGCAACGTGTAGTGCAATTTAGTTTGATTTAAGTTGATCACGATAAAGCCGTTTGCATTTGACGGTGTGATTGATGCTGGCATTTTCGCAAACGAAACATTTGGCAACGCATCAGATAAAACCTTGCTCAAGGCTGTTGATGTGTCAGTCAAAAGACCGTTGTATTTTGTGATCATGTCCGAGCCATAAACAATAACTAATTTTTGACCGTCAACTTCGTCTGCATCTTGAACGATTGAAACGATTTTTGTGTACAGGTCAGCTAAATGCTTTCCGTTCGCATCTTTAGCGACTTCATAAGACGTTTTTAAAACGTAGTTTGCATCGTCTGACCAATAAAGACCGTTATTGATCATTGTTGATGCAGATGTTCCCTCGCCTAATAAAAATAATTCATCAGCTTGTTTGTTGTGTTCATCTAAAACTTGACCAACAACATCCTCATATCCCTTTTGGTCTTGTAATTGACTTTGGATATATTGAGCACCAAAGAAATATTTTTTAAAAGTCTTTGTGCCCTCTTTTGAGTGAATTTGATGCATTTCAGTGTCTTTAGGGCCGACCATTTTTGCACGGATATCCCCGACAGTGTCAGCACGTTTAAAATCGATCTTGCCAGCCTCAACGCTGTACTGTTGAGCAATGCTCAAAAACAGTGGCAAAATTGGGTTGTATGCTGGTGTGTAACCTTGCATAAACTCTTCAACACTTCTTAACGCGATTTTATTTGTCATGTGATCCCCTTATTTTTTAAATTTAGAAAATTTGTTATGGCCTGACATACCAGTATGCTCGGCCTTTTGTGTTTCAGTTTTAACCGATTCAGTTTTAGGCTCGACTGCAACAGGCTTTTCGACTGGTGCAGTTTCCTTTTCTGTTTCAGGTTTGCGACTAGCTCGAGCCATTTTTATAAGCCGCCTTGAAAGTCAATCAAAGCCACGTTGTCAGTCGTGCCATCCTCTTTAACACCAGTCAAAACACCAGATGCATATACAGCGTTCATACCAGTCGCGCCCGCGCCTGATGCAATACCTTTTCCTGTTGTGTCTGAAATATGAACTTGTGCACCGACTGTTGGTGTGAAAGCTGCAGTTAAAATCAAAGGAACGCCTAAACCAGAGCGGCAAATATTCATGCGGCCCGCATCGCTTAAATCTTTTCCTAATGAAATACCAAGAGGTAACCCATCAGCTGCAGCGGTTGTCACCGTGCCATCAGATTTTAGACGTGCAATTAAACCAGCGGCAACAGTGCCGACTTTGTTATCAACAACTTTAAAGCTTGAACGGATAGCACCTAATAAAACTTTTGCGGCATTATGACTCATGATTTTTTCTCCCCTAGATAGTGTTTTCTAGAAATTGCTTTCATTTTTTCTTTATAAGCATTTTCAGAGTCTGATGGATCCCCGAGACCTTTTGAAATTTGCTCTGCTTTTTTAATACGCTTTAGCATTTCAAATGTTGGCTCGAAAACCGTATCATATACCGACTGAACTCGCTCTTGCTTATCAGTTTTCGTCAACTTTTTAAAATCATCAAGTGAATTTTTTTGCGATTCAGTTAATAGATCGAGATTAGCCTGAATAGAAAAAAACTCTGAAACGATACCGACCTTGATTGCATCGGCCTTTTCCATTGCTGATGAATAGTTTTCTTTGTCAGCTTGAGCAAAAATACCCTCGATGTTTTTAGGTAGAAGCGATGCGTTGGTTTTAACCCAATCGCTAGATTGAATCGTGAATTTCAAGGCCTTTTCTAATTTTGAAGTTTTTGCGGCCTCGGTCTCTTTAGCTTTTCTATCGGCCTCAACTTTATCAGCTAGACTTTTGTCCTCTGGTGTTGGTGTTGGTGTTGGATTTCCTTTTTTTTCCAAGGCATCAAGACGTGCTAACAGCGATGCGTTTGACGCTTTAAGGTCCGAAAGTTCTTTTGCTGAATCATCAGGCTTGGGTGCTGGTTTCCCCCCGCCCCCGCCCGCTGGATCACCCTCTGGTGCTCTTAAAATTTTATATAACCTGTTACCAAAAAATAATGATTGTCCGTGCATATTGTTTCCTTTTGTTATTCGAGTTTTAACTCGGTTTCATTGACTAAAATTCTCATGCCGCATTTACACCCATCGGTGCCAAACTCTCGGCCCTCATAATCCATTTCGCCTATCACAAATATTTTGCCATAGTTTAACTGGTGCTCTGGATCTGGCTCATCTGCATCAGACGGTAACCATTCGAAATACTCGCCAGCATATTTTGTTTTTATCTCATTCGAAATCTGATAGACAACCTCATTTTGAACTCTGTTGATCAAAAGTTTTGGATCTTTTAAAATCTCATCTTTTGAAACTGAATCGGCATCGATTCTAGCCTCATAGCTTTTTATCGTTTTCAGTGCAATTCGAGACACCGCTTTTTTATCGATAAAATTAAACGAGTCAACAAAGGCCAATGCAGATTTTTTCAAAGAGACATTAGACTTCAAAAGCTTTTTAATTTTCTTTTGAGGTGCTATTTTTTGCAGCGTCTCTTTTGGATCATAAATAATGCTCAAGGCCAAATCCCAAAGTTAAAAAAATGCTTTAACTTTTGAAAAAAAGATTTCTTAACATCACCCATTTGGATTTGTTTTTGTCTCTTTTTTTCGGCCTTTAAAAAGTCCCTATGGATTTTGCGTCGCTGTTGTCTTGTCAGAACTTTTTTCAAGCTCGGCCCCCTTGATTTTTTCTTTTCGTTTTTGCTGGTATTGCTTTTGATATAAAGCATTTGCAGCACGACAAAGATTGCACGTGCATCCTTTTCGATATGTTTTCATTGTGCCGTGATTTTCATACATATTTTTAAACTCCAATTGTCGGGGTTACTGTTTTAATTTTTTCGGGTTTGTCACCCATTGCATCCTCTGGCAACGCAAAAATCTTATTGATGATTAGCCGTTTGTTGTCAGCTGAAATAATCTCATCAGTTGTGAGCTCAAAGGTTTTTAAGGTCTCAAGCGCAGTCGATAGGCCAAAGAAATCCTCGGTTTTAAATGTTGTTTTGACACCGAAAATTGTTTCGATCACTGGCTTGATGATAGCGAAATAATAATTTTTTAAACCGCGCTCGACATCTTTTGCCGTTGCATCACCAGTGTCACCCAAACCAGCTTTCGAAAGTCCAGTGATCCAAGACGATGGCAAACCCAAATAGAATGATCTTTTTTGTGAAATGAAATCCATTGATGATTGTGTTGCAGTCAAATCAGGTTTGGCCATTTCGATGATGTCTTTGGCATCTATCATCACGTCTTTTCCGTTTTTCAGAGCATTTGCAATCGCAACAGCTTGAGCATATACCGCGGCAACGTCGGCATCCCCGATCGATGATCTTAATTCAGTGATTTTTAATTGAAGTGCTTTTGATAGATTCATCTGCTTATAAAGCGATGCGACAGTATAATATTCGAGCGATGAATACAGTTTCATCATGTCAGTTCGAGAGTAGTTTTTAAACGTGATAAAAACACCAATCTTTGACTGACCTTGCTTTTGATAGTCGGCTTTGATTGTTGCCTCTTCTGTCGATGTTGCTTTTCGGATAACTTTTAAAGCCTTTTCATAAACTAAAAACAAGTCAGCTTTTGCGACCATTGCTTTGGCCAGCATTGTCACTAGGCCATCAGATGATTCACTAGCCACGCAGTTATCCCACAAAAGATTTTGAGAGTCTGTTGGCACCCCTTGAGTACGTTCTAAGACATCAGTCAAAATCCTCGAATAGATATTTTTGACATCTGATTCGACAAAGTCCCTTTCAAAATAAGGAAATTCAAAAATCTGTGGCAATTCAGATGCGGGGGTTTGATTTTGTGATCCCCCAAAACCGATCAACGATAAAAGACTCATCTATTCCCCCTTAGGTTCCCAAGCCTTGAGCTCTAATCTAAGAGTTTTTGCAGATACCTCAAAATCTCGTTTTGCTGCATCTAATGCCTCTGTTGACGCTTTCATTTGATCGGTTAGCTTTTTAAGTTTGTTTGAATTTTTGCGGTGTTCATCAGCGGCTTTTTTTAAAGCCTCTGGTGCTGTTTTATATTCATAAATTAGAGCTAGTTCTTTGTCCATTTGATCCCCTTTTATTTTTTGCCTCTTAATAATCCTAACCGTTCAAGTCCCCGAGCCATTGAATCGGGACAATCGTCGTGCTTAGATTTATATTCATATTTCACAACTTGATCTATGAAAGCGCGGTCAGACTCTTTTGACAAGTGAATCATGTGTGAATATGAACCCGCTGACATGATGATAGAGTGCTTATTTGTATCTGAAAAAACCCCGACAACACCAATGCCATGCTGTGCTAAAATCTTTTGCAGCTGGCCAATGGGTTGTTTCCCTGTTGAGTTTGTTTCAAAGAATATTTTTCTGACTTTTAATTTGACCAGACGCTCAACAATTTCATCAAGGCAATGATACCAAGCTTTTTTCCAAGCATGGCCTTGAACAGCAACGCCATCCATAAAACCCTTAATTGCAGCAAGGGCCGTGAAATCACCACCGTCACTTGGATCCAGAAAAGCGACCGAGTCACCAATCGGGAAATGATCACAATATTTGATGTTTGCAAAAATGCTCGATCCATTTTCAGGTATTCTTAAATGATAACTCATTTCGATCGAATTTTGATCGACACCAGCCAGACGCATTGCACTTAAATCGTGATCGAGGTCGGGGATTTGGCCATGAGGCACCTCTAATTTTTTAAGAGTCGGTCTTAATTCTGAATACAAGTCAAAGGCATGAGCTGGCTGGCCAATGATGCAAACATTTTTGCATAGCTTTAAAGCCTCATCATATTTTCTTTTAACCAGCACCCGCATGGCCTCTGAAATATCCTCTTCTGTCACTGGATCATCCATTAAAATTCTTTTCGGGTGACGACCTCGAAACGTGCTTTTAATCGTCAAGACCTCGGCACTATGGTCTTTTCCAACAAGTCCCTTAACTCTGATGCAGCTTGAATTTTCTTTGTCTAATTCGACGCCATTGGCTTTTAAAGCTAGTGCAATTTCAGCCAGCATGGCACTGTTTCGAGTCTTTGATTTAGAAATAATCAGGTTAGATGTTTCGGTGCCGTGCAAATAAATATCATAAGCAACACCCAAAATAGTGACATAGTCTGTCTTGCCATAACCCCTTGAACCTAACAAAAGTCTTGGATCCGTTTCATCCAATCCAAAGGCCCGCATT